GAGGTGATGTTCGGGAGTTGGGCTTTGTTAAGCGTCCTAGCCTATGCGTAGACCATGATCATGATACAAATGCCATCAGAGGCTTATTGTGTGGACCATGCAACCTAGGAATTGGAAAGCTAGCAGATGATCCAGATATAATTTTATCAGCGTACAAATATTTAAACAAACACAACAGGAAGTCCAATGGAAAAGCTAACCAACGAAGAAAGAAACGAACTAGCGGAAGCAGCTACCCGAGTAGACGTAAGTAAAATGTCTACAGAACAATTGCAAATGGGTATTGATACCGTGATGCATAACATGTTACAGAAATTTATTGGTGAACTTCAGCAACTCGAAGGGGTTGTTGGTCGTCAGGTGAATGTTGCTGTTAATGCTAAGATGAAAGATGGTCGTAAAATTCATGTACGTGTGAGGTAGTCAATGCAAACCCTGTATAAGAAATCCAGTGAAGGAAAGATTGAACAGTGGCAAATTGGTGCTTATCGAGAAACTAAAACAGACTATGGATTCATTGATACAATATTTGGTGAGGTAGGTGGTAAGCTAACTACTAAAACAAATTGTATTAAAGTTGGTAAGAACGTGGGTAAGAAGAATGAAACTACTCCATATCAACAGGCAGATAAAGAAGCTGCTGCAAAGCACAAGAAGCAACTCAAGGAAGGCTATGTTACTAGTCTTGAGATGGCAGTTAATGGTGAAGAAGATGAATCAGTTGAGGGTGGAATTAAACCTATGTTGGCACACAGATATCAAGATCACAAAGCCAAAGTAAAGTTTCCAGTTTATGTTCAACCAAAACTAAATGGTCATCGTTGTATTGCTCTTAAGAAGAATGGTGTAGTGGGTCTATGGACTCGTAAGCGAAAGCCTATTCTAACAGTACCTCACATTCTAAAAGAAGTTTCTGACATACTCATGAGTAGTCCTGATGGATCATTTCTTGATGGAGAATTATACAAACATGGTTGGAGCTTACAGCGCATCTCAAGTGCAGGTAAGAAAGTTAATGAAGATTCATCTAAGCTTGAATTTCACTTGTATGATTGTGGTAGAGAAGGAGTTCCTGTTAGATACAATTCTAGAGAATCATTTCTGAATGAACTAAAGGCTTACTACAATTTATCTAGCGTAGTGATTGTTCCCACTAGTACTCTACATTCACATGAAGAATTAAAAATCTGTCATGATAAATTTGTGAGTGACAAGTATGAAGGTCTTATGCTTAGAGATATCTGGACAGCCTATGAGAACAAGCGATCTTACTCTCTACTGAAAATGAAAGAGATGATGGATGCTGAGTTCAGAATTGTAGGTGTTTGTTCTGGAAAGGATCAAACAATTATATTTAAAGTAGCAATCGAAGGAAACGATACAGAAGATTACTTCTCTACTGTGTTCTGTGATGTTACTATGTCAGGACCAAAGTTCGGAAATCAAAAGTATCTACATGACAGTTCATTGTGGGAAGGTAAGCTACTCACAGTACAGTTTCAAAGTTACACCCCCGATGGTTCCTTAGAGTTCCCAATCGGATTACAAATTAGAGAAGACATCTAAACAACACAGGAGTTATTATGTCAGGCGAAAAGAAAGCAGTTATCAAAGCCACTTCACCACGTGGTACATTACAGTGGTTCAAACTTATTAAACCAGATGCTAAATTTAATAAGTACTCAGTCGACTTAATCGTGGAGGATACTCCAGAGATTAGACAGATTATTTCAGTTATGGAGAAGACCGTTAATGACCGTCTTTCTCAAGAGCAAAAAGATGCAGAGTCACCTCAGAAGCGCAAGCTAATTACACTTGCTAAGCAAATGCCTATCGAACCACAATTGAATGCGCAGGGTGGAGAGACTGGTAAATTTGTAATGAAGTTTCGCTTAGCCGCCTCAGGTACTAAGAGAGATAAAACTACATATACTGTAGCAGCTCCTGCAGTATTTGGACCAGACGCTAAACCATATAGTCCAGAAGTTAAGGCTTCACTACAGGTATTCAATGGTTCTATTGGACAAATCAATTTTGAGATTTCTCCTTATAAATTAGCAGGTGGTGATGTAGGTTGTACCCTTAAACCTAAAGCAGCTATGATCCTGAAGATTCAACAAGGACAAGCTGAAGCCAGTGAATTTGGTTTCTCTGCAAGTGAATTTTCTAACGATTCACAAGAAGAGGAATTTCAACAAGAAGCTGCGCAGGAAGGTTCAGAATCTAAACCTACTAGCAATGACGACTTTTAAAGAAAGAAATCCTCTGTACAATACTTGGTATCAGATGAAGTACAGATGTTATAATACTAAGCATCCTAGTTTTAAATATTATGGTGCTAAAGGAATAACTGTCTGTAAGGAATGGTTAGAGAGTGTTGACCAATTCCTAATTGATATGGGACCAAGACCAGAAGGATTTACTCTAGACAAAATAGACAATGATTTAGGTTACTCCAAAGATAATTGCAGATGGGCTTCTAAAACTACTCAATCTTTAAATAGAAAGTTTGTAACTGATGCAAAAGGATATCGGGAAACTAAGTATGGAACCTTTGAGGTTCAATATTGTAGTGGTCCTAACAGATATTCTAAATCATTTAAAACTGAGTTGGAGGCTAAGCAATACTATGAAGACAACAAAACTAGACTTTAAAACCAAACCAGTACCTGCTGCCAGAGCGAGAATCACTCGCTTTGGTGCTCACTTTCCTAAGACCTATACAGATTTCAGAAATGATTTGTACAAGGAGCTAGTTAAGATCAGAGACAAGTACCCCACAACTCCCTTTGCATATGCAGTGGAGATTGAATTTATTTGTAAACGACCTAAGAATCCTAGTAATAAGTATCCAGTAGGTGACATAGACAATTACCTTAAAGGACCGTTAGATGCAATTACCAAAGCAGAAATGTTTTGGGTAGAAGACATTCAAGTTATCAGCTTGAAAGGCACTAAGAGATATCAGAAACCCAAAGAAGATTTCGGTATGAAAGTTACTATTAATGAGCTTACTGAAGAGGAAGCTTTTGAACTGCTGTAGCTGTGGGATTGTGAACAAACTCCCTAGCAGATACAGTGGTGACTAATCCCAACCTACCCTATCTAGAAACCCTCCCGAAAACGGAGGAAGCACTAGGTAGGGTTTGTTTATTCTAAAGGAATAATACTATGTACAACGGATATACAAACGACCAATTGTTCTCAATGTTTAGAGCTAAAACAAACAAACAACACAACTTTCAATTATTTTTAAACTCACTACCGGAGAATCCTGTATGTCAAAATTTGAGCAGCACATCCGAGCTTACTATAGCGAACGCCTCGGAGGATACTATCTCACAGTCGAGTGTGGATTCGCAGCTTACCGAATTAGAGATGGAGTCTTCTACGTTGATGACATCTTCATCGAACGAGGAGCAACCTACAGACACGGATTTGACCTCGCAAGAAGACTCTTCAAACTCGCAAGAGATTGTGGATGTACTCACCTCTGCGGAGCCAACGATCCTACCTTAGATACCTATGAAGACATTAAGAAACTACACAAGTTCTTTGGTATGACTAACTCAGGACAACTGGATGGTCATCGAGAACTATGGTTGAGGGAATTATGAAAAAGGAAATTGAGTATGAAGAATCCACGCTCTTATACAAAACTAGATGCAGTGCTTCTGGTTGTGGTAGCAGCGATGCTAACGCTGTATATGCTAACGGTGGCAGCCATTGCTTTAGTTGTGGTGCCCACGTTTTCCCAGATAGAGGAACTACTAAAACTAATAAGGTAAATAGTATGAACGAATCAGATGAAGAAATTAATGAACTAGAATCTTCTTGGGTTCCAGAACTAACTACACCTACAGGACTCTTACAGGTAGAAGTTAAACCTCTTGACGCAAGACGAATCAACTTAGACACAGTAACCAAGTTTAACTACGGATACGCAAATGGTAAGCAAGTCGCTACCTATTATGATGCCGCAGGAAATCCAGTAGCTCAAAAGCTACGCGCTAAGGATAAAACTTTTTCTTGGATAGGTGAACCAAAGAAAGCTACCTTGTATGGTCAGCAACTATGGACACCACATCCTAAGAAACGCATCGTTATCACTGAGGGTGAGATCGACGCTCTCTCTGTCTCTCAGATACAAGAAAACAAATGGGCTGTTGTCTCTATCCCTAGTGGTGTAGACGGTGGACCTAAGGCAATTAGACGCTCCCTAGAATGGCTCTCAGGATTCAAGGAAGTCGTGTTCTGTTTTGATAATGATCCAGTAGGTATTGCTGCAGCTAAAGAATGTGCGGCACTTCTTCCACCCAACAAAGCATTTATTTGTACCCTGCCGTTGAAAGATGCTAATGAGATGTTGAAAGCAGGTCGGGCATCCGATCTCGTCCAATGTCTTTGGGATGCTAAGAAGTTTAAGCCTGATGGAATCCTGAATGGAACTGAAATCTTGGACAGGTTGAATCAATCTGAACCAGATACCTCCTACGCTTTCCCAGATTGGATAGGTGAGGTTAATAAGAAGACCAAAGGTATTCGCCTAGGGGAGTTAGATGTCTTCACCTCAGGTACAGGAAGTGGTAAGACCACCCTGATGAAACAATTACAAATGCATTACTTCCATACTACTGATCTGAATCAGGGATTGATGATGCTAGAAGAACCACTCAAGAACACAGCGAATGGATTGATTGGTATTGATTTACAGAAACGACTTCACATGGAGTTCGTAGACAAAGAGGTTATAGATGCTAAAGCCGCCGACATTTTCCTCGCACAAGACGCAGATGGTTTTAATAGATTTAATCTCTATGATGCTTTTGGCTCAGTTGCCGAAGAAGAACTTTATAATAAGATTAGATTTATGGTTAATGGTCTGGGGTGTAAAATTATTTGGTTGGATCACCTTAGCATCCTTGTGTCTAGCTTGGGTCAGGATGGGGATGAGCGTAGGGCTATTGATAATATTATGCACAATCTCAAGTCACTTACTATTGAACTTAAATGTTATATTGGACTCATTGTACATCTCAACAATGATACAAAGGGTCAAGGAAAAACATTTGAGGAAGGTGCTATCCCAAACCTTAACAACCTCAGGGGTTCAGGTGGTATCAAGCAATTGTCTGACACAGTGTATGCCTTCAGTAGAAACCAACAAGACGAGAACGAAGTAATTCGTAACACAAGCTTAATCACAGTACTCAAGTGTAGATACACTGGAAGTACAGGTAGAGCAGACTATGTTTATTTTAATAACGACACTGGATGTTTGCAAGCAGGAGTTAATCCTGAACTAGCAGCATCATTTGCAGATGTCAAAACAGACTTCTAGGAGAAGTATATGAATAAGAATAACCTAAGATACATTGCACACCGTGGCAACAATACTCAGATCAGTACCAACAATGGGAACTGTTCAGTAACTGCAGGTGCAGCTAAACAGCATGCATCTCGTAGAGGAGAAGACACCTATGTAGCTGAGTACACCTTAGTTCCAACAGGTAGAATCTGGTCTAAAGAAGATGGTAAATGGGTTGAATCACAAATTACATTGGAGTAATTATGAGCGAAGCAGAATCACAAGTAAAACCTTTTCGTGCAGAGATCAGATGTTGGAATGCAACCGATGATCATGTACTAGCATTCACAGAACTATACACAGAAATCAAGTTACCCTTTGAACTCATCATCGAACCGGATCGTGAGGATATTGACGTAAGTTTATTTGATGTGTTAGATACTAAGATTGATAATTTTGGATTACTACACAAGGGTTAATATGCAACAATTAATGTACGATTGGGGTGTCATGGCTGTAAAGCCTGAACACCTCGGACGACTATTAAGGACATACATCTTCGATCTAGAATCTAACGGACTGTTAGAAACCATGGATCGGATTCATTGTATCGTCATTGAAGATTTCAATACTGGTGTGACTTGGAGTTACACTCCTGATCAGATTGAAGCAGGTATTCGTAAGCTAGAAGAAGCAGATGAACTAGTTGGTCACAACATCATTGGCTTTGACTTACAAGCAATCAGAAAGATTTATCCTTGGTTCAAACCTAGAGGGATTGTGAAAGACACATTGTGTATGACACGAACTATCTGGTCTGATATCAAGTCACAAGATCACGGTCTATTCCGCAAGGGTAAGATCAGTGGTAAGAACATTGGTAGACATTCATTAGAGTCATGGGGCGAACGCCTTGGTGAGCTAAAGGGTGACTACGGAAAGACTACCGATTGGGCTGACTTTACTCCAGAGATGTTGACATACTGTCAGCAAGATGTCAGAGTAACAAGCAAGCTCTATCACAAGATTTTATTCAAAGCTTTTCCTGAGTCTGTGCTTCGCATGGAACAGGACATTCACACGATCTGTTTGGATCAGGAGCGACATGGATTTCCGTTTAACGAACGTAAAGCTCAAGTCCTCTTAGCTAAACTGTTGGCACGTAAGACGGAGCTATTTGCTTCTGTCTACTTACAACTTGGACCATCTTGGGTTGTTGGAGTGGAGGATAGAACCTCAAGCAGAACTGTTAAGTATAAAGATGTCGAGAGAGGTAATGAGTTTGCAGGATCACAATGGACTAAGATTAAAATAGTTCAGTTCAATTCCAACTCACGTGCTCACTTGGCTAAACGTCTGATCGAAGTATTCAAATGGGAACCAACAGAGTTTGGTGAAGATGGATTACCTAGCTTAGATGATGAAGTTCTCAACAAGATGAAACTTCCAATCGCTCCACTTATTGCTGAGTTCCTGATGTTGCAGAAACGTCTAGGTCAACTAGCTGAAGGTGAGCAAGCGTGGATGTCACTCGTTGGAGAGGATGGAGCTATCCATGGTCGCGTTAATACCATGGGTGCTATCACTGCACGTGCCACACACAGCAAACCTAACCTCGCTCAAATTCCTGCGAATCACTCACCATATGGTAAAGAGTGCCGTGAACTATTTGAATGTCCGAAGGGTTGGAAGTTGTTTGGTACGGATGCTAGTGGACTAGAATTAAGAATGCTTGCTCATTACATGGCAGCTTATGATGGTGGTGCTTATGGTGAACTAATCCTCAAGGGTGACGTACATACAGCCAACAAAGTAGCTGCAGGATTAAGCTCAAGAGATCAAGCTAAGAAATTTATTTACACTTGGTTGTATGGTGGCGGTCCTCAAAAGATTGCTGATATCTTCGATGGAACTAAAGCTCAAGGTAAAGCCTTGGGAGATAGATTCTTGAAGAACACACCTGCACTTAAGTCACTCAAAGAAGCTGTATCTGCCAAAGTAATAGCCACTGGAACTCTCAAAGCTCTAGATGGTCGTATCATTCCTGTTCGCCACCAACACGCTGCGCTCAATACCCTCTTGCAATCTGCAGGAGCTATTGTATGTAAGCAATGGTGCATTTATATTCATGAACTCTTGAGAGCTGATGGCTATAAACTCAACGTAGACTACGCTCAGTTTGCTTGGGTACATGATGAATTACAAATTGGTTATAATCCTAAACGATTAACTAATGAACAATTAGTTGCATACAGTAAGAAAGCAATGGCTATGGTAACAACACTATTCAAACTTCGGATTCCAGTGGATGCGGAGGGTAACTCAGGAGATAGCTATGCTGAAACACACTAAGATTATGGATCGCTTTGTCCCTGATCACATCTGTCCTGACGCTAGCCAGATCATTCTGGAGAACGCCTACGTTGTGACTAGGGATACTAAGGGCACTAAGGATTACATTACATCATATACGATGGCTTGTATCCTTCAATTTGGCGCAGTTGAATTTAAAACATTAAATGATTTGGAGAAAGATTATGGAGAAGAAAGATGAGGATAAACCTAGCAATGGGTTATCATTCTTGATTCTGTTCTGTCAGTTAGTCGTAGTTACAATGGGGATTGGTATGGTTGCTATTAGTAGTATGCCGGATAAGATTGTTCCTGTTGTGCATGATAACGTACCTAGAGATCGCGTAGCACCCTATGTGTACCTTGTAGAAGATGCAAGATCATTTGGAACTGGATTCGATCTCAGAGTTGGTAATAGAATTGTTACTGTGACTAATCGTCATGTGTGTCAAGGATACATACCAGAGAATGCAGATGTTATCAAAGGCAAAAAGATTACTGTTAATGGCAAAGAAGAATCTATCATAGCCATCAGTGAAACTGAAGATGATCTATGCGTCATTACATCCTCTGCTAGACTAGGATTGAAACTTGCTGAATATGAACCATCAGATATGTCTCAGGTTTACACCGTAGGATATCCTGAAGGCTTTGCTAAGATTGCCAAGGACTCTAGGGTTATTCAATACATTGATTGGAAAGCTACTTGGAACAAAGAGAACGTAAGAGTACTAATGATATCTGGCAGAGCATTTGGTGGACAATCAGGATCGCCAATCGTTAATCTAGATGGAGATGTTGTTGGTGTAGTGTTCGCTAGAAGTGGTGAACCATTCCATCACACAGTTGCAGTACCTCTTAATGAACTTAGAAAATTCCTAAAGGACATACAATGAAACGTATAGTGCTCATTGACGCAGACATTGATCTGTATCAGATTACTCAGAAGGCTCAGTTAGAAGTACAATGGGATGAAGCCACAATTACTATGACCTGTGACATTGAAGCTGCTAAGGTAGTGTTCGATGAAACAATCAAAGGTATCGTTGCTAAAGTTGATGCAGATGAATACATTCTCTGCCTTACTGGAGATAGAAATTTCCGTAAGACAAACTTTCCCGAATACAAGTCTAACCGAAAAGAAACTCGCAAACCGATTGGGTACTCAGTGCTCAAACAGTATGCAATGGATAACCATCCATATAAAATTTATGATGAACTAGAAGCTGATGATGTCATGGGAATCATGGCAACCAAAAAGAATCCAGATGGTATTGAATATGTAATTCATTCTCTTGATAAAGATATGAAAACAATTCCTGCTCTACTCTGGAACAGAATTAGTAACAAGGTAGAGAGAACATCTGAACTAGAAGCCAACCGCTTCCTGTACTACCAGATTCTTATTGGAGACATCTGTGATGGCTATAAAGGCTGTCCTAAGATTGGTCCTAAGAAAGCTATGGATGTCCTACAGCTATGCACCACAGAGCGACAGATGCGTGAGGCAGCATACAAGTTATATTGCAAGCACTACAAAGATGACGAACTTGCTAAGCAAGAGATGATCATCCAAGCAGGACAAGCACGTATCTTACGAAGCTGTGACTTTGACTTTGCAACTAAATCAGTAATCATTTGGAATCCATGGAGAAACGACAATGGGAACATCGAAGCAGGATCGCAAGTACAAGAAGGTGCCGGACTCAACAGAGAGCGAGGAGATTCACTACCGAGTACTGATCAACAATAGTTACTATCTAGATGGCTACGGAACGTCATGGGAAGAAGCTGATCTAGTTGGACAGAAATTTATCAAAGGCAAACGAATGCGTTATGCCGTAGTAGCCGGAGGCTCAGATGGAAAAGCTAGACCTAATAATTAGATTGGTAAAGAAGATGACTGTAAGTGAAAGAGTGTGGTCATGCTCAGCAGAACATACACATGAACAAATTATTAATCACACCTTGGAACAACAGGGTGTACAGAAAGTTATCACATTGCTTGAGAAGATTGCAGAGGGAGATGAGAATCTCCTAGAGGTAATGAAGCATATGGATTAACATAGGAGGACTATGGGAGGCGGTAATAGCGTATTAAACAAACCCCTTGGTAGTGTTGGCGATAAGATACCTGTTGCGAACAGATTGTTTACAGGAACAGCTAACTTGATGGCAGCAAACCAAGGTACTATAAAAGATGCTGCAGCTTATGCCTTAACAGCAGGTGCTTTAGCAGAATCGAATCCACTTAACCTGAAGAACACAATGCGAAACATTGGTGAAGGTCTTGGAGAAATCACTGGATCAAATGCTCTGCGTAAGCAAGCAATGGATCAACAACAAGCTAATGAGGAAGAAGCCAAGCGTCAAGCTATGGTGTCTGATGCGATGGCACGTAGTCAAGGTGGTGATGCAACCAATATCTTTCTAGCTACTGGTAAGCGTGGTAAAGGTGGTAAGGGTGGAGGAACTGGCAGTGCCGGAACTGGATCATCTAGAGACACTGGAGTACAATCATGACCGAGAAAAAGAAATCGTTATGGGAACAGATGGGCAGAAATGTTCCACCTATGACTGATGACGTAAAGATTAAACCAAAGACTAAGGAAGATAAACTTAAAGAAAAATCTCTTTGGGAAAAGATGGGGCGTAAGCCACTATTCTAAAGGAGCGAACATGAAATACGAAGGAATGAAAGGTGCTGAGATATGGAAGCTGACTACCAAAGATAGACAGAACTATATTGACAGAGCACGTGAAGCATCTTTGTTAACTCTCCCTCAGATTTATCCCCCAGAGGGATCAGATAGTAACACTAAGTATCCTACGCCATACCAATCAGTAGGTGGTAAAGGTGTGAACAACCTAGCGAATAAAATCGTTCTGAGTTTGTTTCCACCATCACAAGCATTCTTCAAGCTAGGGTTAAGCCCTGCAGACTTAGCTGCCACAGGCAAGTCAGAAGGTGATGTTAAGGAAGCTATGTATGTACTAGAGAGAGCCATCGTTAACGAGATGGAACTAAGCTCACTAAGACCAAAATTAGTACTCGCCCTTAAGCAAGGTATCATCGGTGGATCATTCGTAATGTACATCCCTGATGATGGATCACCTGAAGTATTCCATTTGAATGAAATAGGAATCAAGCGAGATAAACAAGGTAACGTACTCAAGATGGTTTTAAAACAATCTGTTATGTACCAATCGCTCTCAGTTAAAGTCCAAAAACAATTAGTTGAAATTGATGAAGATTGCAAGAATAGTAAAAAGCCTCTGGATATGTACACGTGTATCATCAAAGATGCAGGTATGTTTCAGGTATGGCAAGAGATTAAAGATGTGAAGATAAAAGGTACTGATGGAACTTTCAAACCGCAAGACTTACCTTATATCTTTGTTCCCTTTGTAGACAACGGAGAAGACTATGGACGATCGTACGTCGAAGACTTCATTGGTGATCTACAGTCTTACGAAGGATTGCGTCAGTCTCTATTAGAGGCGGCTGCTGAGTCAGCTCGTATACTTTACTTATTGAATCCCAATTCAGTTCTATCACTTAAAAAATTACAAGCTGCTAGATCGGGAGATGTC